ATTCAATGTTTAATACATCGTAAAATAAATTGTATAATGTTTTTTGGATGTCTTCATTACTACTTCTAATTTGTAATACTTCACCCATATCATTTTTCAATGTACTTTCTTCAGCTACTATATCTAACGCTGATGCAACTATAGCATCAGTATCCATTATATCGTAATCTGAGTATATTTGGGTTCTTAAATAACGATATGTTAAGTTAAATTGTGCTCCAAATAGTGATGTAGTTCCAGGAGAATAGATTCTATTGTATCTGTCTACTAATGAGTTTGTAGCGAATTCTCCAGATTGTTGAATGGAATTTGTATCCATAACTTTAACCTGGTCTCCGCCATTGTTTCTTATGATAACATCTGTTGAAAACAGACGTTGTAATCTTCTAAATATGTTTGTATCAGCCATGTTTTTATAATATACGTATAAATATTGAGGGAACCAAATAGATTTAACCTAAAATCCAACTAAAATCTTCTTTACCTCCTTTACCATTGTCCATAAAATAAGGATTATCACGGCCTGTAGCGAAATATGCTCCTTGAGTAGGTTTTGATCGACCTACATTATTTAAAGCTGCACGAGTTAAATCTTGACTTTGTTGTCTGAATTTTAGTGATGTGTCTCTTAAGTACATTCCTATACCGAATGACATTACTAAGTCATCATTGTATCCGCTTTGAGCTTCGGCTCTACCATTTTTCCAGACAAATACTTTCATTTCATCTACTAATCTTTTAGAACGTATTGTTACTGAACGGTCTCCTACAAATTCTCTTAATTTGTTTACTACTAATGGTCTTGTTCTTAAAGACATTGTGAAACCAGGAGTTACAGTATCACTATTTTCGTATTTGTTGAAATATGAGTCTACGGTTAAAGCTTCTGTTTTAGGAGAATAATATAAATTTTTGTAATCACGCTCGATTACAGCATCTATTGTTGCCCAACCTATATTTGCATTTTCAACTACAAGTAATGCTTGATTATATTCTGATGCTACTCCAACTAAAAAATATCCAAATTCTTTAGGAGGTAATTGTCCTTTATATTCCGCTACTTGTATGTTAGTTGCTATATCTATGACATGAAATGCCGAATGGTCTTTTCCATCTCCTCTAGCTACGTCAGCTACAACCATGTAATCTCTTGAGTAATCAGGTTGTTCCCATACCCAGTAATTTTGATCTACACCTCTTCGTTCTGTAGGTTCTTGTACAGTAGTTGTAGATATAAATTCTAACCACTCGTTATAAAATACTATATCACCTGAAGTGCTAAAATCACAGTCACACTCTTGTGCTGCTAATCTAGGGTCACCTAATAATTCATCTTGTCTTTTTCTCCAAGTTTCATCTCGTTCAGGGTGAACATACCATGGTAATTTTATAGGTAAAAAATCATTTTCAGCATTTTCAGCACTAACCCATGTTTGGTGAAACCAGTTTCCGGTACCGTAAGGTGTAGATAATACTATAGCACCTCCACCGGTTGCTAGGGTTTGTTGAGCGGATGCCCAAGTTTCTTCAATGTTGTCAATAAACGCGGCCTCATCTATCACAAGTAATGATACGGCTTCCGAACGTGCAGAATCACTATTTGATGATTTAGCTTTAACTTGAGAACCATTATTTAAACGTATTGATAGTTTATTATTTTCTTCGGTAGGTACTTTTAGCCAAGATGGTAAGTTATCGTACATGAACTTAACTTTAGTAACCATGTTTCTGGCTGTTTCTTGAGTCTTAGATAAACATAAAATGTTTTTATCTTTATGGAATATCATTAACCACAATGAATATCCAGCGGCTAATGTTGATATACCTAATTGTCTAGATTTTAATACTATTGAATATGGATTATCTTTCCATAGTGTCAATACTTTACCCTGGAATGGGTATAGATTAAATATTACACGGCCTCTTTGTGGGTGTTGAATGTGGCAGTATTTGCGCATGAAATGGCTTGGGTCACTTGCGCATTTTATGTATTCTTCCTTTATTATTTGTTTAATATCTTGACTCATATAACTAATATGTTTATAAATATTATATAAGGATATAAAAACCCGACCTAAGTCGGGTTTAAAATAAGGTTATTTGGTTGGAATAATATTATACAACGTCTGCTGCTAATTCATCTTGTAGTTTTTCTAATTCTTTTTTTTCCTTAGTTTTTTCTTTAAGTTTATTTAGCAAATTTTCTTTTTCTTTACCTTCAGCTTTTTTATAATCATTAGCTATTTCTTTCATTTCTTTTTCTAATTCCTTAACTTGAGAAATTGCACGATTAAGTTTAGTAAGATTACTTCCACCTTTTTTAGCAGCAGCTTGAGCTTTTTTGTCAATGCTTTTTTCATCTTCCATACCATCGTCTTCACCTGATTTGTTCCAATTGTCTTCTACTTCTTCCTCGTCTTCGTCTTTAGCCTTTTTTTCTTTCTTTGGTGCTTCCTTTTTAGGTGTTTCTTTTTTAGGTGCTTCTTTCTTTGGTGTTTCCTTTTTAGGTGCTTCTTTCTTAGCTTTAGGTTCTTCTTTCTTAGGTTCATCAGCTTTTTCTGAAGGTTTACGACCTTTCTTTCCTAACTCTCTTTGTCCTCTTACAAGAGCAATAAATTTATTCAATTGATTATCATACAATTCATCAGTATCAAGTGCATCTTTTACTTTTTCACTTCCTTTAATTGCTTTTTTAAGTGGAAGGCCTTCTAAATCTGGATTATCTTCAATTACTTTTCTAATAGCAGCATCAAGATCACCAGCTATTTTAGCCATTTCATTTAATGACATTTCTTCTAAAGTTGGTCTAGCTTTAGCGTTTTCTTCTATATCTTTAGACAAGATTTCTTTGATATTTTCTTTAATATATTGTGTGAATTGTTTTCTATTCATTATTTTTATTTTGCGGTTTAGTTTTATTTAAATTTTTAATCGCCTGTGTATCTTCCGAATGCTGTATCATATCCACCACCTGGGCCGTATCTATCATCAAACGCAGCTTGTGCTTTTGCTTTTTCTTCTGGTGTTCTTGTATCAGGTTGTGGTTTAGAAGGTTCCATTGGTTTCAATACAGCAGGAACTCCATCAATTACAATTTTTTCTGGTTCACCAACGTAATCCATAATTTTTAAAGATTGGCTACCATCAGCAGGGATAAATCTTCCTAATCCAGGTACTACCTTTCCTATTTTAATACCATCAACAGTTACCTCTTTACCTGCTTCAACAGCAGCTCTAGCAGCTTTTAAAATAGCATTAACATCAGTACTTGAAAATGAAGCTTCATTTAATTTTTGTTTATACTCGCCTTCAGTAATAATACCTGCTAGTTTTTGCATGTGAAGAAATTCTTCGTTTAATATTTGTTTTTTCATTTTATTTTTATTTTTTATTTATTTTTAACAATATAAACTTTATTGCCATTTACACTAAAATTATACTCAGGAAACCCCACTTCACTTTCTACATCATCTATGAATTCTTGCGGATCATCATACCCCGTACTTGGAGATATATTTAATATAAGTTGGTGTCTATCAGGAGATAGAATAAAATTAATACCTAAATCAATAAATCTACCTTTTAAAGTCTCAGAGGAGAATTTTAATTCAGTATCTAAATTAGATGCTATAGATTCAATTTCATTGGGGGTGAAATTTTCATTTAATTGAATACCAGCTAATTTTTGCATTCTTTTGAATTCTTCGTTTAATGCTTGTTTTTTATTCATTATTTTTATGGTTTAATATAAATATTATACAGATAATGCTTCTTTAATCTTATTGATTCGTTCTTCAGTAGTTCCACTAACCTCAATCAAACGTTTAGGTGGATATGCTTTTAACATTTCTGTAATAGTAAAATCAATTTTATCACGATATTCACTATCTACAGTACGTACTCCATTGTCTTCAATTTCAACACCTTCAGGAGAAACATAAACGATTACGTCATAATCGTCACGTATACGCATCATTAAGTCAACAAATTTTTCTTTAACATTCCAGTCAATTGAATTAGCACTTAACGTAAATGAACAAACATCATATATTGTACGATCTGTAATTATATTTTCATTTAACAATTCAATAGAACGTTCAGCTGCAAATACAATTTGCCCTTTTAATGTTGAATCTGTATTTAATGCTATGCCTTGATCTCGTAAATATTTACTACGTTCAGTCTGAACTAAATAATCTTTAAATATATCAATTTCTCCTAATGCTTTTGCTAATGTAGATTTACCTACTGATACTGTTCCTGCTAATCCTATTCTCATATTGTTTTATTTTATGCTCTTGTTCCTGATTGTTTACCAGCTGCTGTTTTATGGAATGGAACACCTTCACCATCTTTTTTAATATTTTCCCACTGTTCTTTAGTTTTCTTAATACCAAATACATAATACTCAGCTAATCGTTTATTACCTTGTGGTATTAAAGCAGGCCCATCATAGTTATGTGCTTCTACCTC